AACGGCAATAGCTTGTTAGACATTTAAGGCATCACGCAAGGCTGAATAGTTCTTCATCACAAAGACCCATTCTTCGTTTGTAAGTTCTGTCATCAGTCTTGCCTTTGGGTCAAACATGTTGAAGAGTCCGGCTTTGCGGACTTCTTCATAGTCTTGCCAATTTTGGATTTGGCGGGTTGTGAATTGCATGATTAGGCCTCAAAGGTCCAGTGCCCGTAAACACACCGATGTGACATACTTCGTACGCCTTTCGTCGTCTGGATGGATGCTCTAGTTGGATCAAAAGCGTCGTGAATTACACCATCAATGACCGAGGTGCAATGACGGCTGACACGTACAACGAGCCTTCCCATCGGCAATTCACCCGCCAATAAATGAACCTTGCATCCTTGGCCTATCAGCATTGTGGGAGTCCAAGTAAACCCTGCGGCTAGCATGTAGTCTTTGAACCATTTTTTGTCGGTACTGACACCGTTTCGTGCTGTCGCACCTTTTGATTTGCTTTGAGACCCCATGCCTTTTGACAGGGCTTGGTACACATCTATGTAAGGCACACCACTTGCGATGGCAATTGACCTCGTGACACAATCTCCGGCGATTCCCTTAAAGCCCGCATCTTTGCGGCCTCCATCGTTATAGGAATAATCGAGGGCTTGAGTGCCGTCCCAATGTTTTGTTCCTTTTGTGATAGTCATGATTAGACAGTCAATTCTTTTTGCTCTACAACAATGTCAAAGCCTAACGCTCTAATGGATTTGATTGTGCTGTCGGTGAGGGTCTTTGTGCCGGCAATACGGGCAAACTCTTCTGCGTAGCAGCATACAGGGTAGACCTTGCGCTCGCCGTAAACTTCTTTGATTTTGACAATGATTGATGGACGTGACATGATTGATTCCTTTGATGACATTAAGACGGCGAGGTTGCCGTGATTGTATTGTACAACACTATTTAGGGCTGCACAAACTATTTTTTAAATTTATATTTTGACCAATCTGAAACGTCTTTGCGCAGCTGCTCTTTTGTGAATGGCACGTCATCTTTTTTGTCAAGGAATATTGCGCTCTGTTTGCCTATGGCGCCCCGCGTAAACCATTGGCCCACGGTGTTCCTTGACACCTCGGCAGAACGGCCAATGGCGCTTTTTGTTTTGAAGAAGACCAACAGTTTGCGCAAAGCCTTCAAGTTGCTCACCTTATCAGAAGCACGTTTGACTTCGTCTTTTTCTTTCATTTTGAACCCCTGATAAAAATATTTCGATAAATGATTGTACATTGTTTTTTAGTTGTATAATTTTTTTGGGGCTTGAGAGAATTAGCTATTTTTTGACAAAACGGTTATCCGAGCACTGGCCGTTGCCCCGACTTAAACAGTGATCTTTTTGCTACTCAGCAAGGTATCTATACTCGGAGAATAATTTGAAAAATCAGACAAAACCGGCTCTTTTGCCGGTTGTCGCGTCAGAAATTCCTGATGCTTTAAAAAATACGAACAGGTGGTTAATGTGGAAACTAATAGAAAAAGCAGGAGGTAAATGGGCAAAAGTGCCGCATTCTGTGAATGGCAAACCAGTAGACCCAACGGCTAGCAGTTCTTGGCGAACGTTTGACGATGCATTGAATGCTTACACTTTAGGAAACTTTGATGGCATAGGCTTTGTCTTTGACGGCAGCGATGGTTTGCACGGCATTGACGTGGATGGATGCGTAGACTCAGAAGGGCGGTTAAACTTTGCCGCGCAAGAGCTGCTTGATAACGTTCAAGGCTACGCTGAAATTTCTCCTTCTGGCACAGGCATCAAGCTTTTTACCAGAACAAATCTGACCGGCTCTTCGGTCAAAAAACCCTTTGAAGTCTATACATCTGGCCGATACTTCACCGTCACCGGCTCGGTCATTACAGGCCATGAAGATGTAGCCGAGTCTGAGCAAGACTTGCGGTGGTTTGTTGACAAGCACATTGGAAAGCTATCTTCTAGCGCCCTGGCGGTTTCTGATGACTTTGATGCATTGTCCTTGTACAAACCGCCTCTTAATGATTGGGATCTTGAAAAGGTTGAGCAAGAGCTGATTCCTTTTCTTGATGCGTTAAGCCTATCGACCTATGAAGGCTGGGTCAAGGTAGGTATGGCTTTCCATCATCAAGGCAGTGGAGACGAAGCTTGGATGGAGCTGTGGGACAAGGTTAGTCAGGACACTGATAGCTACGACCGAGACGAGTTAGAAGCCAAGTGGAGGTCTTTCTCTCAGCAGCGAGCAAAAGGCAACGGCTCGCTCACTTTGGCTTCATTGCTCAAAGACGTGGCTGACAAGAAGGTCGAACTGCGAAAGCAAGCCGTTGAGTCTTACCGTCGCAGAATTTTAGACGCTGACGATGCAGATGCTTTAAAAGCTCAAATCTGCTTAGACATACAGGCAGATTTAACGATCGACAGGTTTGACAGAGATGTGCTTGCTCAGGTAGTCAAGGCACGGTTTAAGGTTTTAGGCGTTGCCGTTTCTTTGCAAGAAATTAAGAGGCTGCTCAAGCCTAAAAATGACGGGCATTCTCCTGAGTGGTTAGAAGACTGGGTATTTGTGACTCACGAAGACAAGTTTTTTAACGTATCTACTAAGCGCAAGGTCAGTGAGAAAGGCTTCAATGCTCTTTACAACCGAGAGGTTGGAGGCATGGATAGCGACGTCAAGGCTTCTTCTATGGCCATGGATTTATGGCGGATTGAAATACCGGACAAGATTATTTATCTGCCTTCAGCAGGCGAATACTTTGATCTTAATGGCATGCCATGTGTGAACATGTACGACCCTTCAAGCCCGCCTGATATTGTGGATAGCTACAGCGCAGGCGACTTAGAAGCCATAGAAACTGTTAAAAAACACTTTGCGCTAGTGCTGACAGAAGAAGGAGCGGTCAACATAATGCTGGCTTGGATTGCATTCTGTGTGCAAAATCCAGGCAAGAAAGTTAGATGGGCTCCGTTGGTTAAAGGCATTGAAGGCGACGGCAAAACGGTTATTGGCAAGTTGCTTAGTGCCGTGATGGGCATGGTAAATGTAGGCAATGTTTCCACGTCAGTCTTGAACACAGCATTCACAAGCTGGGCTGAAGGCCGCTGCATCAACATCTTAGAAGAGATCAGGATGGTTGGTCACAATAGGCACGATGTGCTGAACATGTTGAAGCCTTACATCACAAACGATGCTATTACGGTGCACCCTAAAGGCATCAACGAGTACGTAGCGCCAAACACGGTGAACTACATTGCCTTTACAAACCACTCGGACGCTTTGCCTCTTGAAGAGACAGACAGGCGTTGGTGGGTGTCGTTTACTCCTTTCATAGACCAAAAACAACTCAAAGAGGCAACGGGCTTGCACTACTTTGAAAAGCTTCACAATGCAATTGAAGGCCATCCTGGTGCTCTTAGAAAATGGTTACTTAGTTACCAAATACCGGAGTCTTTTGAACCAAACGGCCAAGCTCCTGCGTCTGCGGCTAAAAACAGCATGATTGGCCTAAATACCTCAGACTCTGAGCAGATTATTAAGGAAGTCATTGAACAAGGCTGCTCAGGAGTTTGTCACCATGCAGTCTCGACATCGCATTTAAGCACGGCTCTTTCCTTTAACGAGTCACTAGAAGAAGTGCCTAAAACTAGCGCTATAGCCAGAGTGATGCTTAAGTTAGGCTACACAAGAATGCCTAAAGCCATCAAGTGGAACGGAGTTTTGGTCAGAGTTTGGAACAAAAACATCGAGGGCTTTAGCAAAATGCAAGAAACAGAGGCCAACGAAAAAATTAGAGAGTTGCTCGATAAAACCATGGAGGACTCAATTTTAGGTTAATTCGCGCAAAAGGTTACAAGCAGCTTGTAACCTTTTCTGCTTGTAACCTGTCTTGTAACCTAGGCTAAGTACTTACCACCATTAGCTTTTTTACCTAAAAGGTTACAAGTACAAAAAAAGTATGAGATATTGGTGTGGTAAGAGAAAAAAAATATAAAGTGCTGTTGTGTATTTTGCGCCCCGTATTAAAGCCGGGGGCCAAAAATCTGTACTTGTAACCTTTTCGAGGAAAAAGCTAGGGTTTGCAATGCTTTCAACGAGGTTACAAGGTAAAAAAAGCAAAAACTTGGTCGCTACTTGTAACCTTTTGCTTTTGGGGTCAGTCGCACCCCCGAGGTAGGAAACTAGGGGTTAGTCGCACCCTGGAGGGACGCCCGTGTTGTACAACTTTTTAAGGTTAAAATGAATAAAAACGGACTCCGCAGCGAATCAACAGAGCAAATTATTTTTATCACAAGAGTTAGGCAGTTTCACCCAGGCACGATTGCTTTTGCAATTCCGAACGGAGGGAAAAGAGATCCAAAAGAGGCAGCGCGCATGAAGCGCGAAGGAGTTTTGGCAGGAGTGCCAGATGTTTTCATTGCTTTAAAGAAAGGCATTTATGGAGGTTTATTCGTGGAGATGAAGGTCCAATCAGGAGGTAGCGTTAGCGAGTCCCAGAAGCTCATCCAAGCGGCTCTGGGTCGATGTGGATACTTGGTTAAGACCTGTCACGGCGCTGACGAGGCTTATAAAGTATTTTTAGACTATGAAGCTTTGAGTGCTTAAACTTAAGAATTGTGTACAATGAGTTGGTAATTCTGTTACAGGAACGGAGAGAAAAATGCAAATTGTTAAAACAGCTGTAAAGAAACGAGGCGTGAAACCCGGCTCGCCAAAGCCCGCAGGCTCGGGCAGAGCGCCTGGTACAACGAATAAAGTTACCGCCGAAGCACGAGCTGCGATTGCTTTCTTCGTCGACAACAACGCAGGCCGCTTGCAAGAGTGGTTGGACAAAGTCGCAGGCGGAGTGCCTAGGCTTGACACAAAAGGTCAATTTGTCTACAACGGCGACGGCGAGCAGGTCTGGCTTGTTGCGCCAAACCCGGAAAAAGCCTACAACATGTTTCAGTCCGTGGTCGAGTATCATGTGCCGAAGCTTGCGCGCACTGAAGTCACAGGCGCAAACGGCGGGCCTGTGACAACCGCACATGTCAACCTAAAAGGCCTGAACGACGCAGAGCTTGCGCAGATGTCTGCGCTCATGGACAAAGTGAGCAACGTCATATGAACGCACAATACGAAGCAATCAGGCAATTAGGCGTGACCGCTGAAAATGCAAGAGTCATTGGTTTGCTAAACAGCTTTGAAGATAACCTGCAAGCCCAAGGCGAGGCTCTTACGCAAGAAGGTTTAATTACTCAAAACGTTACCTTGCAACTATCTTTGGTCAGACTTTTACGTGAAACGATTAGATTATGATTAACAGCCTGCACTACTTGCTAACGTTTTTAATACTAATCATGGTATTGTTTTTTTCATTTTCATGGTTTGGTTTTTGGGGAATGATAGGATGTGTCTTGGCACTATTTTTATTTGCACTATTTAAATAGTGAGTACTATTTTGTCACCGTCGGTCATGCGAGACTTGGTTAAAAACGAGCAAGACCGAAGAGCCGCGAGCGGATCCTTATACGAGTTTGTCAAGCAAGCCTGGCCAACAATGGAGCCCGGCGTGCCGTTCAAAGAAAGCTGGCACATCAAAGAGATATGTGAACATCTCGAAGCAATCAGCTCAGGCGACATTCGCAGGCTGCTTATCAACATTCCTCCACGGCACTCCAAGTCAACCATCGTCAGCGTGGCTTGGTGCTGCTGGGAATGGATTGCACAGCCTGAACAAAAATTCCTTGCTGCCTCATACTCAGGCACTTTGTCAATACGCGACAACTTAAAAGCACGCAGGCTGCTTCAGTCGCCATGGTATCAGCAGCGCTGGGGCCACCTGTTTACCATGTCAGGCGATCAGAATGCCAAGCAAAGGTTTGAAAATGACAAGACAGGTTATCGCATAGCAACCTCTGTCGGCGGCACGGCAACAGGCGAAGGCGGGTCTAGGTTAATACTCGATGACCCGCACGGCGCGCAAGATGCACAGTCAGACGCCATGCGTGATACGGCTCTTGAGTGGTTTGACCAAGTCTGGTCAACACGGCTAAATAATCCTAAGACTGACGCAATGGTCACAGTCATGCAGCGTTTGCATGAGCGAGACGTTAGCGGTCACATTATTGACGACATCGGCGGCTGGGAACATATTTGCATACCTGCAGAGTGGGACGGTAAAAAGCGCAGCACTTGCTTAGGAGCTTACGATCCGCGCAACAAACTTGGCGAGCTAATTTGCCCTGACCGATTTGGCCCTGCAGAGATAACTTCGCTCAAACAGTTGCTTGGCACTTATGGTGCAAGCGGTCAGCTTCAGCAAGATCCGACGCCTGCTGAGGGCGGCATACTTAAAACTGCACACTTCCAGCTCTGGCCATTAAAGGACGGTCTGCCGTCATTCGAGTACATATTGCAATCGTATGACTGCGCATTTACTGAGAAAACCACAGGCGACCCGACTGCGTGCACTGTTTGGGGAATATTCACATGGAAAGGTATACGCCATGCCATGCTACTTGATGCTTGGGATGAACACCTTGGCTACCCTGCGCTGCGAACTAAAGTCATTCACGACTGGACAACCGAGTACGGCGGAAGCAGCAAAGCAAACCCATATGCACGGCCTCGTCGGCCTGACAGAATACTAGTCGAAGCCAAGGCAAGCGGCCAAAGCTTACTTCAAGATTTAAGATTAGCAAGAGTTCCTGCCGTGGGATACAATCCAGGAAACGCTGACAAAATCAGCCGTGCGCATCAAGCTGCACCGACTCTTGAGCTTGACATTATTTGGGTTCCTGAATCAGCTAAGAATCCAAATCAGCCGGTAAGTTGGGCAGCTGCATTCCTTAAGCAGCTTGCCAAGTTCCCGGTCGCAGAGCACGATGACTACGTTGACACGTTTACGCAGGCCGTTATATTTTTAAAGAATGAAGGCTGGTTTGAATTGCCGCAAGCTAAAGACGTAGACGCACCTAGAAAACCTAACAAACCTAGAGTAAACCCTTATGCAGCCTAAAAAACAAGTCTGGGATAAAAAGCGCCCTTCCTCTTTGCCTGCTAGCAAACCGCTGTCATCTGGCCAAAAATCCTCTGCTAAACGTATGGCAGAGTCAGCAGGCCGGCCTTACCCTAANCTNGTTGACAACATGCGGGCGGCAAAAAAGAAATGACTTCCAAAGNCGACTTGGCTTGCAATAAACCGCAGCGCACGCCTAGCAACCCTACTAAGTCTCACGTTGTCAAGGCTTGCTTCGATGGCAAGGAAAAGTTAATTCGCTTTGGCCAGCAAGGCGCAAAAACTTCTGGCAAGCCTGAAGTCGGAGAGTCGGCTGCAATAACTGCAAAGCGCGATTCATTTAAAGCTAGGCATGCAAAGAATATTGCTAAAGGCCCTGAAAGCGCCGCCTACTGGGCTAACAAAACCAAGTGGTAAGGAACAGACATGGCTGATTACATTCGACCTACACCTCAAAATCCGGTTACCGGCTCTGTTGCTANAGGGCTACGGGCATTGCAAGAATTTGCAAGCAAGTATGAAGTCAGTCCACGCATTCCTTTGCTCGGCGGCACAGGCGTTGACGAATTGCTGTCTTTGCCTGGTGCAGCTTCATTGATGGAAGACATTTCTTACCAAGGTCCTCGAGCATTAATTAGAGGCGGCAATGCTGCAACTGGTGGATTAGGCACATTTAAACTTGACCCTAGAACAACAGATTTGCTTGACGTAGGGGCAACAGCAACGGGCGTTGGCCAATTAGGAGTTTTTGCAGGCCGAGGCGTTAACAAAGCAGCAATGGCTGCAGGTCAAGCAGGTGCTCGCTATGCCGACAGAGTCGTGCCTCAAATAATGGATCGTGGCGGCTACGGAGCTGAAATCTTGCAAGGCTTAGCTCAGGGTTCAAGGTCTAACGTCGTCAAACCTAAAGGCGGCAACTGGCTAGCCGGTTCAGTAGAAAAAGTT